TGCGCGCCACGCGTGACGCCGCCGAGCGCGCCGAAACCCTCTTGGTCTAGGCCCCTCGCCTTCCGCGCAGCGTGCAAACGCTGCCCAAATGCAGCCAATCGTTGAATCATGTTGACTGTGCCATCGTTTGAATGCACTAAGCGACTCGTGGTAACAATTGAGCACATTGCACATGGCTGACGCCCGAGTCTCGCAACTGACGCAAATGCAGCTTCGTGCTGCCGCTGTGCGGGAACGGTTCAAGGCCGAAGGCATCAACCTCGCCCAGTGGGCGCGGGAGCACGATCTCGACTACGGTTTGGTCAAGGTCGTCATCACCGGAAACCGCCGCTGCAACTACGGCAAGTCGCACAGGATCGCCGTGGCGCTCGGCCTCAAGGATCCACCTCCTTCTGCGAAGCCCCGCTTCACGGGCGTCGATCAAATCGCCGGCGCCCGCACATGATCGCGCCGCACCGCCTTGTCGCATCTCATTCCCCATTCGGCCCCCGGCGGGCGGGCCGAACCGGCGCACCCACCTGCTCCCGGCCGGTGGCGTCGGCCCCCTCTGCCCGCCCTGTTGCGCGTACTAGCCCGGATGCCGATCGTCTCTTGCGGTCGGCATCCGGTTTTGCACCGCGCAAACCTGATCGTCTGGGGCGCGCGGCCCGTCCCGGCACCGCGCGCATGGCCGTGCGTAACGTGCCCCACGCCGACCCGGCATGTGCGGATCGCACCCGGTGACCGGCGCGGCCGTCTATCTGCAGATCGCGTGCGGAGTCATCGCCCTGCCCCTCCTGTTGCTCGGCCTTTGGGACATGGTGCGTGGCATCGATCCGTTGCCCGGCGACGACTTCCTGTTGATTCGCGGCTTCAAGCGCCTCGCCATCGGCGGAATCCTGTCCATGTTCAGCTGGGCGGAGTGGCTGTCATGACAAAATTGCGCCCGCCTCTCTCGGTCAACGCTGCACTCGATCGCATCGCGGGGCAGGTGGAAGGTGGCTGGGCGGCGATGGGCGAATCGATCGGCAAAAAGGAACGCACCGTCCGCAACTACGGCGATCCCGACACGCCGGAGGAGATCAGTGCCCGCGACGCCATCACGCTCGACATCCTCTACCAGCAACACGGCGGAGAGGGCGCGCCGATCTTTCAGACCTACGCGCTTCAGCTCGAACTGGATCGCGTCGAGGCCTTCGCAACACAGGCTGAAATCGCCCGCCGCGCAATGGCGGCGATCAAGGAAAACTCGGAAGCAGCTCGCGCGGCCATCGCCTGCACGCTTCCCGGCGCGACACAGGCCGACTTCGTGACCGCGATTCGCGAGCATGAAGAGGCCATTGCCGCCGACACGAACACGCTCGCCGCCTTGAAGAAAGGCGTGGGGTCTTTCGGTGCGGACGCGCGTGTTGCCCCTGGGGGGGATTCATGAGCCAGCCTGACGATACCGGTGCAGATAAAGAGCGCGCGAAATGCCCGCATTGCCTCACCCACCTCTCCACCCGGTCGAGCCGATCGGTGACCCCGCTGTTCAAGCAAAAGGTGCTGCAATGCCGCAATCCCGATTGCGGTGCGACCTTCGGCGCCAGCAGCGGGATCACGCATCAGATTTCGCCGAGCGCCTGTCCCGATCCCGCGGTGGAACTGCCCTTCTCTGCTCCCCGCACCCGGCGGGCGGCAAATGACGGCCAGCCGAAACAGCTGCACCGCGGCCCGGGGGTGCCGCCGCCCGACAATGATGAAACCGGGCCTGATAGCCTGACCGGCTGACCCGAACCCCCTTTCGACCGAACCCGCCCCCGCCGACCCCATCGGCGGGAACGCCCTCCCTTTGCCCGGAGAATGTGCAGTGACGCCCGGAACCTATCTCCGCAAACGCCGTGAGGCACAGCGCCTGTCGATCGACGACGTCGCCGCCGTGATCGGCACGGTGCCGCCCGTCGATCTGGCCACGCGCGCCGACTGGCTGCGCCGGATCGAGGAAGACGCCGCACCGATCGGCGACGACGTCTTC